ATATTCTTGATAGTCACACGTTTGACCAGATCGCCAATCAGTTTCGCATTACTGGTGGGACTGCTGACTATCTTGTAGCAATGCAAGGATTCTATGATGATAAGCTAGTTGTATTGAATCGCAATAGCTTGCACCTGATTAGCGGAACTACTGGCAGCTTGCAAGACACGCGGGTGACTGCGTTGACAAACGAGGTTGGGTGCTTGGCTCGCAGGAGCGTAGTGATGAAAGGCAATGCAATGTTTTTCCTGTCTGATGATGGCGTTTATGCTGTCGAGTTCTTGAATGACTACAACCTTCGTGGAGCAGATGAACCTATCTCTAAGAATATTCAGCCCTACATTGATCGAATCAATAAGAACCTTGCGGGAGAAGCTGTTGGGGTTTTGTTCAATAATAGGTATTACCTTGCGGTCGCATTGGACTCCATGCCTGGAGCTAATAACGCTACTGGAAACAACGCGATTCTTGTCTTCAACTTTCTGAATAAAGGGTGGGAATCCATTGATACTTTTGGGTCAAACGACTTTATTATTGAGAATCTGATTATCGGAAGCGCAGCCGAGCGCAATAGCATCTATGCCGTAAGCTCTCTTGGGGGATTGCATGAGCTAGAGGCTGCGGAAACGTCCAATGACATTTTGGTGTCAGGGGATAGTGCTACGAGCTTTCCTATTAACTCGTCTCTCACTACCCGTGGATATGCTCTAGGCAACCTTGATCGTAAGAGATTTACTGATGGGCAGGTTACGATGCAATGCGTCGAAGGTGGTCTTGGAGAGTATTCCATTTCTTTTGCTGCAGAAGATCCTGACGATCTTCAGCCAATTGGAACAACAACAATGTTTTTGGGTGGCGAGGTATTAGGCACTGGTTCTCAAAACGAAGACGAGACAGGCAACATCCGTTTCCGTCTTGGTGGGATTCGTGGGTATCTTGGCACACTAACCTTGACACGCACCATTGGATCTCCTAAGATCACATCCATTAAGGTCACTGGTTCTGTGACAAATCGACAAATCATTTCCCAAAAATAATATGGCAGGAGTAGTAGATACAACTCACACATTTGCAAACAACGAGGTTATTACCAGCACGTTGATGAATAACATTATCGACGAGACGTTGTTTACATCTGATGCGTTGGCAAACAGCACACTTTCTCTGACTGCAGGGAAAATGAAGGTGGCGACTTCTGGCATTACCTCAAACGAGCTTGCTGTTAACTCTGTTACCACAAATACAATCCTTGACGGGGCTATTACGGATGCCAAGATCAATAGCTCTGCTGCTATCTCGTTGTCGAAGTTGGCAAATGGTGCGCTACCAACTGGAGTCACCATAGATTCCGCTAACTTAGTTAGCAGCAGCGTCACAACTGTCACGATTGCCAATGGAAATGTTACAGCAGAAAAGCTCAGTGGAGCACAAACAGGAACTGCCCCAGTTTTCGGTGTTCGAGCATGGGCTAATTTTAATGCTCAAAGCAATACAGATGTAGCTGGCACGTTTTCTCGCTCTGGCACGACTGTAACTGTAACGGTCACTGGTCATGGGTTGATTGCTGGAAACTTGATTTTTCTTGATTTCACAGGAGGAACCGCAACTCCTGACGGGCTTTATGTTGTAGCAAGCGTAACTGATGCAAATGTTTTCACCGTTACAAGTGCAGCATCTGCTACTGGCACTGGAACTGTTGCATTAAGAAGAAAAACAATTCGCGCAAGTGGCAACATTTCTTGCATTTCTGCTTCTCCAGAAAATCCTGTAATCCCTCCAACGTCCTCTGCTTTTCAGGATGATGGCTTTTACATAGCGAACTTTTCAGTTGCCATGCCCGATTCTAACTTCGCAGTCTTTGGAAGCTGTAATGAAGGCTTTCCCTTTACTGCTGCTAGTGGAAATGACATTCTATCTGGTGCTGCATACAACGCCCAATGCGCAAGAGTATTGACAATTAGTGGAGGTGGGACGGCAGTTGATTGTGTTTTCAATAGCTTTTCTGTTGTTGGATGAACAAACACTTAGAACTTTCACGAAAACTTTATGAATCTCACGACATCGACTTCCAAAGCCTACTCGGATGGCACTTGTGCTACGGGGTTGTCGTGTCAACTCCATCGGTTTTCGCTTTGTTCTACTATTCTCATAGTAGTTCTCCTGAAACGCCTGTTTCAATTGAGGATTCAGACACACTTTACGCTACTATGTGTTGTGGAAATATGCGCAATGCACTGGAACTACTTAAAGACAGCTACACCTACCTTGCTTTTCGGCGCGATTTCAAAGGATCAAGCCGCAATCGCTTGCTAAATATGAAAAAATTCTACTCAAAACTCAAATAATATGGGAGCCATTACCTCAATGTTCAAATCGCCTCCAAAAGTGAAGGCACCTAAAATGGATATCGCCAAAGACATTCAAAGTTATGTCTCTGGCATGTCGGCTTCCTTGCCACAAATGCTCCAGCAAGAGCAACAGTTTCGTCCTCAGTTCCAAGGATTGAACTTGAATGATATTCAGTCGTTTCTGAGTGGCACACAAGGTCAACAAGGTCTATTTGGTTTAAGCCGCACTGCCGCCGAGGAAGCTGGTATGGGTCTAGGTCAAGCGCGTGAAGCAGAATTGCAGCAAATGACTGGGCAAACTGGTCTTGCGCGTGGTCTTCTGCAAGCGTTGTCGCCTGAACAAGTTGGCGTAATGCAGAATTTCAGCAATGAAGCAAGCCGCGCACTGGCATCGTCTCAAATGGTGAGTCCAGAGGAGCGTCGAGCATACCAACAAACCGCCCGTGAAGCTGCTTCTGCTGCTGGTCGCCTTGGTGGAAATGCTGCGATTGCTTCGGAAGTAATGGGGCGTGAAGATTTGATGGCGCGGAAACGTGCCGAGGCGATGCAAGCTCAACAGAATGTCTTCAATGCCGCTCAAGGATTCTACACTCAGCCAGGCTTGCAGTTACTTGGGTCAACTCCGTTGTCTTTCCAGCAAGGGCAAAGCTTTGTTCAGTCTGGTCTTGGGGCGATTGGCGCAGGAACTCCACAATTGTTTGACCCTTCCGTTGGATTGAATCTTGGCGCAGCGCAACGATCGAATCAGTTGCAAGCAGCATCTGCTAACGCACAAGCGCAAGCTGCACAAGGGGCAGGTCTAATGAATGCGTTAGGGACAATTGGAGGTGCTGCAATAATAGCGTCTGATCGCCGTTTGAAAACAGACATTAAGAAAGTTGGCAAGACAGAATCAGGTCTTCCAATTTACACCTACAAATACAAAGGCGACAACAAAACGCAAATGGGTGTTATGGCGCAAGACGTTGAGAAGAAAAATCCTGAAGCTGTTTCGGAAGTCGGCGGCTACAAAGCGGTAAATTACAAGAAAATCAAATAATATGGCAGCTTACGGAAGAGGACAAACACTTGGGTCAGGCATCAATCCTGAATCGTTCAAGCAGGATTACAGTGGATTTGCGCAAGCTGCTCAAATGCAAGCGCAGGGAATTGCGAATCTTGGTGCGCAGATCGGGCAAGCGACTGGCGATTACTTCAAGCAACAGAACGAGAAGAAGAAGGCGGTCAAGCAAGCCAGCACACAGATTGATGCCGCTTTGAAGCTATTCCCTGATCTCGCTCCTACTTTTGGTGAGGCTCAAAACAGACTGCGTGATGATGATATTCCCCTGAGCGAGCGTGCTGCGGAAGCAGAAACGATTGCGGGGATGATCAATATGGGGGTGACTAGTTTGCGCAACCAAGCAACTATTGATCTAGAGAGAGATAAAATGGAGATTGAAAAGGATTATCGACAATCTCAAATTGAAGCTGCTAAGAATGCTGCATCCAACAAGTCCAATACATTGGTTGAAGTAGCCATGGGCAAAGGTAGACAACAAGCCCTGCTGGATAGGTCAACTGGAATTGCTAGACCAATTGTGATGCAAGGGTTTGATCAACCCGCTTCTGGATTGAGCAATTTGCCAGATCCGCTCAAGCCTTTCGCTAAAGATTTTGAGTCTGCTGGAGCAAAATATGGAGTTCCTTCCGCACTTCTTGCCGCTATTGCAATGCACGAAACTGGAGGTGGCACATCGTCTGCTTTCCGAAATAAAAACAATGCAATGGGTGTTTCGGACGCATCTGGACCTGTTCAAATGGGCAGTGTTTCAGAGTCTATTGAAAAAATGGCTGGTCTTCTTGGTAAAGGAATCAATGAGGGAACTGGACCTTATGCAAACGCGAAAACCATTGACGACATTGCCAGAGTGTATGCCCCTATTGGTGCAGGAAATGATCCAAATGGATTAAATCAAAACTGGACACAAGGGGTGTCGGCAAA